AGGCTCAGACGAGTGGCTAAACGCTCGTCTTGGCCTACCCACAGCCTCATGCTTCGAAAAGATCATAACAGCATCAGGCGGCAAGTCAGCGCAATCAAATGCATATATGGGTAAGTTGTTGGCTGAATTTATTAACGGCGAACCAGAAGAACATTTCACTTCACCCGACATGGAGCGCGGCACCAGACTGGAACCAATGGCCAGAGTGTTCTACTCAGCAATTACTGGCAACGAGGTTGAGCAGGTTGGCTTGGTCTATCTCAACAAGGATAAGAACATTTCGTGCAGTCCAGATGGCCTAATGAAGGATCGCGGATTAGAGATTAAATGCCCCAAACTAGGCAACCATATCGGTTATGTGTTGGATGGCAAGCTACCCCCTAAATACAAGGCGCAGGTACAGGGTTCGATGTGGGTTACTGGCCTCAAACAGTGGGATTTTATGAGTTATCACCCAGATTATGAGCCACTACTAATTACAGTCGAACGAGACGATATTTTTATTGAAAAAATGGAAAAAGAAATTTTGGAATTTTCTGACAAATTAGAATCTTTAAAACAAAAAATTGATAACCAAAAAACGGAGTTATCAGCATGAAAAATCTAGGTACTCGAGGTGATCATACCTCTCTCCGCCTAGTCGTCCGCCAGTACGTAACTGGCACTTTAATTAATAATAAACAGGAGTAAAAAAATGGAACACAATATAGAAAAAATAACACCAAAGTTAGCAGATAAATATCTCAGAATAAACACCAGAAATAGAGGTATTTCCCAATCCCAGTTAGGGTTTTTAATTAGAGAAATAGAAACAGGCAACTGGCTACTTAACGGATCGCCGATTGTATTCGGCACAAGCGGCAAACTGCTTGACGGGCAACATCGCTTGACCGCTATTTCAAAAACTGGCGAAACACAAGAAATGTTGGTGGTGCGCGACGTTGATGACGCTGTCTTCGTGACCCTTGACAGTGGTCGTGCAAGAACTGGAAAAGACGCTTTCAATGTCGCAGGAATACTTAATGCACCTGTTATGTCAACTACTGTTAAAAAAATTCTGGATGGCTTTATGTCCACACGTACCTACATCAACAATACCACGGTTCGGCGCAGCAACACAGAATTAATTGATTTTTACAAACAAAATGAAAAAGATTTAAAATCGCTGCACGCTATAGTGCGCCCATGGTGTAACAAAGGCGGAGGCGTTGTAATAGTGTCAGACGCAATAGCATTTTTATTTCTGATGCGAAACGAATCTGAACGCGCCTACGATTTTATTGAAGAGGTCGCATCGGGTTCATGCGAAGGCCAAACAAGCACAACCATCCAAGCTCTTAGAAACAAAATAATCAGGTACAAAACAGAGGCTACAAGAATCACAGGAGGGGCGTTGAAAGATTTGTACCTTGTCGCGTTCAGACACTTTATTAATGGTTCTATTGTAAGCAAAATAATAGTAAGAAAAATACAAAACTTTCAATCGTGGAAATAAATAAACAGGAGTATATTATGTCAACATTCGCAGATTTAGAAGAGACAGTTGATAAGTTCTTGAACTTGGATATTTTCAAAAATCAGCCAACGCCAAGGAAAGAATTAACTGACAAAGAACAAGAAATAATAAATTTAAAAAAACTATTAAAAAAACGCAATCAACAAATAAAAACACTTAAACAGGAGCAACAAAATGTACCAAACTGAATGTGATTTTTGTCGGATTGTGTCAACCAGACAGCCAGCAGGCGATGGTTGTCATTCTTGTTCCAATGGCACTATGAAGTCAGTCGCAGAGAATATGAGTGTTTACGCAACAAAACTAAAAAAAATTCTGCAAGGAGTAACAAATGAGCGGAATTAATAAAGTAATTCTGATTGGAAACTTAGGCGCAAAGCCAGAAGTTAAATACGCCTCAAACGGTAACGCTATTGCCAATCTTTCTGTTGCCACAAGTGACTCATGGACAGATAAAAATACTGGCGAAAAGCAAGAGAGAACTGAGTGGCACAGAGTCAGTCTTTTTGGAAAGTTGGCAGAGATTGCAGGCAAGTATCTTGATAAGGGTTCCAAAGTCTATATTGAGGGCAAGCTACAGACCCGTAAATGGCAAGATAAAGAAGGTAAGGATCGCTACACTACTGAGATAGTCGTTAGTGGCTTTAACGGTGTTCTGCAAATGCTTGACAGTCGAGAAGATACGGACGAAGATACGGACGAAGATCTGTCTGTTACGCCACCACAAACACCACTACCACTACCAATACAAACAAACGATGATTTTGAGGATGAGATTCCTTTCTGATTATGAATGATCTAGTCAAAATAAAGCAACGGATTGGAGGATAAAAGATAATGCAGAAATTATTACGCACCGCTAGTGTAATGAAATACACTGGCTTCAGTCGGGCGCAAATTTACAAACTTATGGACAAAGGATTATTCCCTAGACCAATAAAAATTGCACCGAAAACTAATGCTTGGACAGAGAGCGACTTAAACGAGTGGCTAGAAAAAAGGATAGCTGAATCAAGAGAGTCTGAGGTTGCTCAATGAAGAATCTCATTCATATTCTACGATTCAAATATCCTTGGCTATCGCGTAAGTGGTATATTTGGAAAGTGTTCAGTCTGCACAAACCATCCATTATCATCAAATGTAGCACAACCCTCTTCTAAAATTTCTAAAATTTCAGACCAATATTTCATCATTTCAGCTCTTTCTCTAATCAGCTCTGCGTGATTGTACGTCCCACGAACTGTATTTGCGTCCTTGTGCGCCATCTGCAACTCAATACAATCCGACCTTACCCCTAATTCATGCAACATAGTGCTTGCCATATGTCTAAAGCCATGCGGCGTTATTTGTTCTTTGGTATATCCCATTCTGCGTAATGCCAGACGTAAAGACTCAGGGTTTATCGACCCCTTACCAATCGGTGAATAAAACACGTATGGGCTGTTGTCGTTAGATAGTGTGTATAAGATTTTTAAATTGTTGTAAACCCAATCCGACATTGGCACTAAATGAGGTCGACGCTTCTTCATCCTCTGTGCCTTTATCTTTAACATTCTCTTTTCAAAGTCAACCTCATCCCATGTTAGCCCTGCCAGCTCTGAGGGTCTTAAAAACACATGAGGGAGCATACGTAAGGCGCACACCACCGCAATAGAGCCTTGATATTCTCGTATATCCTGCATCAGCTTCGCAAAGTCCTTTGGTCTATCCATCGAGGCAAAGTGTGTTGTTTTGGCTGCTTTAAAAATATCTAAAGGTAGAACGGCAAACGGATTGGAATCTGTGTAGCCTATGCCCACCGCGTAGCGGAAAACACGAGAACAATCCTGACGCACTCTTTTGCATACATGTAGCCTACCCCTTTGCTCAATCGTTTTAAGCACTCTAATTGCAAGCTGAGGGTCTATATCGGCAAGTTTCATGCCTTTGAAGTACGGAATGATGTTTTTATACATGCGATCCTTCACCCTTTTAAAGTGACCCGCCACCCATTCTTCCTTTTTTAGCTCCATCCATTCAAGAAAAACAGCTTCAAAATCAAGGCGATTTTCGCGCTCAAACTTTTTTTGTCTTTTATAAAGTGTTGGATTAACGCCCTCATGTATTTGTTGTTTTAGCTCATCTCTAGCAATTCTAGCATCCGCCAAGCCAACTATCGGGTAATCTCCAATTGTATGAGTATTTGGAATTCCGTTAAATCGATAAGCTATTCGCCAAGTTTTCCTTCCATTTGCTTTGACCAAAATATAAAGACCGCCACCATCGGCTTTTTTATAGGCACGATCTTTTTTCTTCAGTCGCTTGACTGTTAAACTTGTTAATTTCATAAAACCCTTCTTTTTTCGTACCCGCAATCGTACCCACAATTGTAAGTACGTACTTACAATCGTACCCACAAATATCGTAGATTTAATGATACAAGAATAGACGAAAATTTACAAGATAATCTATATAAGCCTTATGTGGCAATGGATTAAAGACACAAAAAAGACGCGAATGTGCGTCTGGAGATAGGAAAAATGGTAGTCGCGAGTGAATTCGAACGCTACTCTGTAGGTACTACTGTATAGGCTTTTTTTATAGGCACAAACTTTTTAAAAAAGATCGTGCCTACAATTATACTTACAATTTACAGCGCTTCAAAAGACAAAAGGAGACACTAATCAACTATTTTTCCTTCTTTGGTGTTCCATATATTGGCGCTGCTAATTGGCCGTGTATAAATCTTTCAAAACCTTTTCCTTCGGGAGCATTTAGTACCGCACTTAACCAGATAGGCATGAATTTTCTTACGGTATGCATAAAGTCTCCCTCGTACTTTCTCTTCCAAGTTAACTCCCACTCAGACTTTGATTCAGGCTTGTCTTCGCCAAAGATTTCAAAGTTTCTGGTGTTGATATAATTCTCACGCATTACAGTTTCCATTGCCCACTTAGGATAGTTACCCATCTTCGATAAGAACGATCCAAACGGATTAGTAAACCAGTGGAAATACTCGGTGAATTGCTTGAAGAACATCATGGTTTCGCCGTTACCTCTGTCAACTCTAGCTGGGTCTTCGTTCTCCCACACTGGCCGACACTCTTCTCCCCACATGCACTGTAGTGCTGTACCCACTACCGCATACCACATGATTGATCGGATTTGATAGGAGTTGTAAAGCTTGCGAGACACTCTATCTGTCTCGATGTTCTTCAACGCCTCAATGCCAAAGATATTTCCAGTACGGTTAAGAACTGCCCTTGCACTTTGCGTTGCCGCCTTACCCTGAACCCTGATATTTGACAACGTCCAATCTGGCGCGAACAAGATAATCTGCATCCATTTGCGTAGGTTAGGTGAGGTGACTTTCAGCGCCAAATCTCGCAGCATCTTATTCTCAATACCCAGTGCAAGTGCAAGCCAATCCTGTCCGCCTTGAGCATCGTTTAAGAATTTAGCTATTTTGCGGCCAAGCTCAATGTCGCTTAAGTGGTCATTAGCAGTGTCAGCCCTTAACTTGCCAAACTTGTCCACGAACGCTACAAGCTTACCGCCTGTCATAATCGTATCCCACATAAACTTATCCATTGCCTTATTCATGGCAACGTAACCATCTATAGCATTAGCCTTGCCCAGATACGGTATCCCAAGTTTGTCAGCAAGTTTGCCTGCGCCCATTTTGGAAACAGCCTTGGACAAATCATTCATGCCTGCGTAGAACACATCGTCTTGGGCGAGCATGTCTTCGGTACCATTAATACCCAAGCCACTGGCAATAGCAAAATCAATCATACCGCCATCATCACCATTGCGAAGTTGGTGCAATAGCTTTTTGACCTTGAATGGGTTGTAGCTGGCGCCAGTAAGGAAGTAATTCTGACCCAAAACTGTAGCATGGAATAAAGATAGCGCTACCTGATTGCGCTTGAGTATGTAATTCAAACCGAAAAAGAATTTTTTAATACCGCCATCCTTATTGGTATAAAAGATGTGATCAAAAATCAACTTGGCTTCAGGGTGAACGTAGTAGTCTCTTAACAAGAAATGGTCGTAACGAGTATAACCATCCTTATCTCTACGCTCTGTCGCCTTCTTGTTCTTCATTACTCTAGTGACTTTATCATCACCCATAAATCTGAACTCGTCTTTAATAATAAGCGGGAAGCCCAATACTTTAGACATCATTTTGCTTTCTAGGCGCCTAACCGTGCTTTTTAAGGCCTTGGTTTTAGCCACACTGTCAGCGTACATCTTGATAATTTCAGCGACGTCTAATGTCTTTGGTTTAAAGCCCAGAGCGATACCCGCTTCATAGGTTGGTAGTGTTCTCTTCTTGCCCCTGCTGAAGGCTGTACCTGCGCCACCACCGCCAATTAATACTTCAAGAAACTCACTCGTTTGCTTTGGTTTAATATCCCAATAGTGAGGAATATAGTTCGCTAGGAAACTTTCAACAATTCCCTCGTCTTTTAGCGTCTGACCCATCTCTTCAATGAACTTCTGAATCTGTTTGGTAATTCTTAATTCAACCTCAGATAATTCAACTTTCTGGCCTTCAATGTATCGAGTAATGGCTTCTCGTCTCTTCTTATCTTTGACCGCTGTAATAATCTTGTGCTGAAGGATAGTGGCTTTTCTTTTGTTTTGTTTAAGGATGGCATAATAGTCTTCAGCAATTTTGCGAAGGTAGTTGTCTGCTTGGGAGCGCTTACCCTTATTCTCGAATAAGTTAATTCTGGCAACAACCGTTCCTTTAGGTACACCAACAAAACCCTCATCAGTCTCTTGAATCTCAATAATATCTTCAAAGCCTTTTTCTCTGATCTTTTTAACTAAATCCTTCTTGGTTTTGTACGGCTTATTACCAGAGCTTAAAACCTCGACATCTGCCAATGGTTTATACACTGGCGCATTGATAGCCTCTTCTTGCTTAAACCCACCCTTGGTTTGGAATTTAACTGACTTGTTAAGATCATCTAGCATTATTTGATAAGTACGTTCAATAGCTGCTATAGCATTTCTCTTTGTCCAAAAAGTATTCACCCATTCAAACTCTGGATATCTGTTCAACCTTGAATCAAAATGCTCAACATCATCTATTAAAAGTTGAAACTCCCCTGTCGGAACAAGGTCTTCATTCATTTGTTGTTGTATTCTAAAATTTCTTCCTTTGTAATTAGTTTCATATATGCCATCCCCAACTCTGTTTGTTTTCGGCCATTTGGCTTTAGCAGGCTCTTGGCTTTTCTTTAATTCTGCCCCTTGTAAATCACCCTTGGTTTGGAATTTAGCCTCTACCGATATATCTTTCTCATCAAAGATAACGTAGTTGTAATCGATTGCTCGCTTCTTGAACGGGCTGTAATTTCTAGGTGTTCCTTCTCGGTATTTAATCCCCCTGATGCCTTGGGATAAAAGATATAAAGAAGCAGATTGTTGTGCTGAATGAAAACTACCTGTTGATTCTGGGTCAGACATATCAGGCATAATCGCATCTGAAACCATAATCGCACGATATACAGCTTCACCATTCTGAAGATCGTCGCTACGACCTCCTTCAAATGCTGATGATGCACCAAGATTATATTTCTTTGTTATTTTTTTAATGATGGCCTGAACTTTTTCAGACTGATCTTCTATTGACTCATCCCACAGCAAATAGTCTTCTTCGACTGGAGCGAGGTCTACTTTATAGATGTTGCCTTTCAAAGGCACACGCGAATTCTGTATGGCGTCTTTCTTATAGAACTCAGCAACCTCTTTATTGTTAGAAAAGTACATGCCCCAACCAAACAACTGACTGCCCCCATCAGCTCTAATACTATCAGTAGAGAACTCATCAAAATCTTGTGCTGTGCCGTGATAGGCGACCATGAATTTAATAGCGTCATCTTTTAAATTTCTTAGTGCGTCTTTATCACCGCTTCTGGCTTTGACATATTTCCGCATAACTTTGGCCATAGCGTCTTGCGCCTCAACCAAGTCTTTGGTGTATTTAAATGAACGTCCGAAACGCACATTCTTTCTACGCCCTTCGGCATCAAATCTTTCTTCACCTTGTATTCCAGATACGCGCCTCTTGCCACCTAATTTTTCAACAAGCTTGGCAAGCCATCTTTTAATCCACGCATGAATTTTCTTAAAGGTTGACTCGTTCTCGATAGCGACCTTTGACCAAAAAACCTCACTTGCAAAGTTGTCACCCAAAATATCAGCAAAGATTTCTTCACGAACTGCATCCAGAGTTTCAGGCTGTGCGTTATTTTCCGCAGCTTGCTTATCAAGCATAGCTTTGTACTGGTAGGTGTTTTGAATGTAAGGGGTGAGAGTTCCAAGTAGCTGCTGATACAACTCTGGATTATCAACCCGCATCGCATGCAGCATTTCATGGCCGACAACTGTTAAGTGTGGTGACTCTGAATCTTCTGCGACGTAGATTACATCAGGTCTTGATACAAGGATGGCACCGTTAAACCACTTTACTCCTTCGCCTGTTCTGATTGCAACAATTCTTTTTCCAAATGCTTCTTCAATGTCGCGTCTGGAATCAGCGGGCATAGCCAGATTTCCCTGTCTGACTTCAACGGTATCTGGGCTTTCTCCTGTTCTTTTGGAAAGAGCCTTTTTAAGAGCGTTAATATCCGCTGAATTATCTTCTTCAAAAGACTCGTCCTCAAGGTTGGTTTCATTTTGTCTTGCATCTATCTTGCTTTGAAATTGTACACTATCTTCTACCCCTGTTTCATCATCAAGAAGCTTGGCAGCGTCGCTATAATCCCACTCATCGACAGGAGGCTTACTACCCATTTCTTTCATTCTGCGCTTCTCTCCATACCAAAGAATGGCTTGCAGATCGGATACGGTTATATCTTTATAACCCGCCTCATGCAGACTCTTTACCACGCCTTCGGTGGTTCTTTGTTGGAACGCCCTATCATTAACACCAGCAGGTGAGTCTCGCAAACCAATGAGCGTCTTGTGTATAGTGTTGGCAACCTTTTCTAGGGGTGTACCATCTTTAAAGTTCCGCTTGCCATATGCAATGGCAATCCTTCTGGCCTCTTTTTTCCACGTTCTGGTTTGTGCGTTAGGCTTGCCCAGCAACTCTTTAAATCTTTGAACAGAAGCTGCGGTTGGTTGCACCGTCATCTGTCCCCTTAAGCGATTAAAGGTTCGCGACCACCATCTATCCATTGTCAAATAATCTGGCTGACCCATTAGATTTGCCAAGAACATGCCGAGCTTGGAACCAAATATCGTAGATTTTGGCATCTCTAAATCTTTACTAAAACCACTAAGATTGATGCCCAGCTCTTTCTCAATGTTTCTTACTTCGTCGGTTTCTTGTAAGAACTCGATAGTGCCTTTCAAACCTTTCTCGTCGATCAGGCGCTGCAACAGGTTTAAGTTCTTTCGGTATGAGGCGGTTCTTTCGCCTTTTGGAATGTGTGCGTTTACCTTTCCAGTTTTTTGATAAGACCGATAAACAGCCTCGGCAAACTTGAGGTTTTCTGGTACTTTGGCACCGTCTGAGGTTATCGCCACAAAAGTGGTGAACAAATCTCTCGCTGTCTGATCTTTACCTTGCGCTAACTCTGGATGTTTGTTGGACAGCCTGTCTAAGGCTTGTTGGTATTTGGTTGTGTACCAACCACGCGCTTCTTTATCGCCACCCTTAAGAATAGCAACAGACTCATCATACATTCTTGAGGCAATAGTCTCTTGAGCTTTTTCAGAGTAATCGTTTAAGCGGAGGGTTTGCTTGTTTTGTTTGGCTAGGGCGTCAGCCTCTTCACCAATTTGACGGATTGTTTTTCTAGGACGCGGATTCTGTCTTAGGAATTCTTCTCGGTGGGTTTGGATTTCTTGGAGCTTCTGCGCAACGGAATCAGCGTAGCCCCACCATTGTTGAGTCTGGTCGCCCCTTCCTGCGTTCCCAATTTTGCCCAATCTGGCAATTTCTGCGTATACTTCTTGTCCTGATTTGTAGCCATCAAAGCTCCCTATTATGCTTTCATTTAAAAGTGTGTTTCTATAAAACTCTACTCGTTCTTTAACACTTAACGCGCTATTAATTATACCAGATACATCTATAAACCCTGCATTATCCAGATCGCCAAACGATACATTCAGGAGATTAACCCCCTCTTTGGTGGATACTATGGCAATGTCATCTGGGTTAACGCCTGCGGCAGTTATGGCCTCATTGACGCGAATCATTTCCTCGTTGTTAATTGGACGGCCTAAGTTGAAACTTGAAGCATCTGCCTGATCCAAACTTGTAACAGGCGCCAAGAAAGAGTTGGCAACTGAATCTTGTTCTAGCACATACCCTATAAGCGCAGCAGCGCTTTTGAGTTTCTCTCTTGATTCAGCGGTTGGCACAATAAAGCCATCAGCATCCAGTTCGGTTGTGACTTTGTACACTGTTTGTCTAGACACGCCAGTATGGCCTTCATAATTAGAAGGAGCGTCTACCGCGCTTACCAGCTCAAGACCAATAATATCCTCGACAAAAGTACCGAGTATGTCGTTCACCTCGGTTTGGTATTGTTGCTGAGTCTCTAACGGCATTCTGGCAATCATCCTGCCAGCCAACAAACCTTTAGATGGTAAAGCCTCAGACGACTGCTGTGCGAGACCAGTTGTTGTTTTAGGTTTAAGAGCCTCTGCCAGCTTGGCTTGGAATTTAATATCGCTATCAAAATCACTCATGTCAGACGCGTCAAGATTGTACTTCTCTTGGATTTCTAGCAATGCCTCCTTAACGTCCTCAACATTTCGCGTATCGTAAGTATCAAAGTCAGCGTTATTGCCAGTGTACTGGCGTGGCAAGGTATGACCTGATATACGAACCTTAATTCCGTCTACACCATTCTCTTGGTCTTCCTCAGTCAGCCAGCCTATAACGTAGTTTGAATCGTAGCCAGATGTTTCTAAATCCACATCATGCAAACCCCATTTCTCAAACACAATCTTCACTTTTTCACCATTGGAACGTGCAAATGACTCCCTTCCAGACTTGTAATCATCCAGCTCTGTTGCGTCAAAAACAGTGTATTCATAATATCGATCATCACCATCCTCATATTTGGCAGTGAGAATGTTAAATTCGTAAATATTGTTGCGCTCAATAATTTGCTCAATATCACGATTACTTAATAGGATATCGTCTTCATAATATCCCTCTATACCGTATTCAGAACCAAAAACTGCGATGTTGTTATAACCCATCTCTTTGAGCTTGGACTCTATAGCCTTCTCAATAACCTCTTCATTTGCGTCACCATACTCATCAAGACTGCCCTCTATTACTGCATTAATGTCTGCTTCGGCTTGTTGCAAAGCTTCGCCCTCTTCTCTCATATTATTAAAGAGAGGCGTGGTGCCAGCCGCTTCTTTAGTCTGAAACTTGACTTGCTCTTGTGGCTTAACAACACCAACAAACCCACCATCCTTGTCTTCGACGGTGTATTGATCGGTTAAACCTTTAGCTTTGAGTTGTTTTTCTAAAACAGCTTTGGTCTTGAATGGTTTGCCAGCTTTGGTGCGATATTCTTCAACAATAGGTTTAGTTTCTGCACTAGGTTTTTCTTTTACAATTTCTTTTAACTCATCTGCTTTCTTCTGCCACTTCTGCGCCTCCTTTGTATTTCTTTGTGCGTTTTCGTTATTCCCGCTTTTGGCGTTTTTTTCTGCTGCCTTGCTGTACCATTCAGCCTCAAGCTCTGCTTGTTGTATGTCCCACTGTCTCAGCCTGCTAATGTGTTCTTTAGTGTACTCACCCTGCCTGTCGTCAAAATCATCTTTGAACGCACGTCTTTCTTTTTTAACATTCCTAATCTTTTGTTCGAGTTCGGACAACACTGGGTCAGGCTTGGCAATTTCTGGTAGCTCATCTTTTTTGGCTTGCAGCTCTTCTAATCTCACTTTCTTCTTGGCAATGTCATCAGCGAATTGCTCTTGTACCTCTTCAGACTTGTTGCTCATAACCTCAAGGTTTCTGGTTAGCCATTCCTCTTCTGTTAAACCAACATCTTGAGCTGGCTCTTCATACATTGAGGGTTGTTCTTCCACATCAGTGCGCTTGGCGGCATTGCTACCAGTTACGGACTCGGTAAATGTATCTATCGCGTCACCAACCTCAGCGGTAGCCTCAGACTCTAAATTAGGCTGATAATCAACTTGGTCTGGGTTAAGGGTTTCTTGTAGTTGCTGTGCCAGCATGTTGTCGATAACCTGCGGGTTGAGCTGTCGTGTTGCGTCTACTTGTTTCTGTAACTCACTAGCAAACTGTTTGGCTGGATTGGCTCTCGGTATGCTGACAGCCGTCTCAACTGCACCAGTTGGAAGCTCAGCAAATGCCTCATACAGAACATCTGCTTTGTCAGTGATTTTACCTTCTGTAGCTAGTTGCGCTCCAACCTCACCAGAAGCACCCATTCCTGCTTGTAGTACCATCTCAGAACCTAGCCCTGCGACAGTTCCAGCAGACCTAAGTAGGGCGCCACCACTTGCCTGAATTGTTTCTTTTATTGGCCTGTATAACTTGCCAGCAATACCCATTGATAGAGCGTCAAATACAGCAATAGGAATACCCCTATCGTGTGCTTTTTCTTTTATCGCACTGAAAAGCTCTATATCTGCAAAGGCTTTCTTAACATCGTCTGCATTGGTTATATCCACACCAGCCTCAACAAGGCCTTCTCTTACTACATTACTGTACTCAATCTGATAAGAACCATAACCCATAACACCCATACTGGCAGGCAGACTCTTTCCTCTGGTTAACGCTCCAACTAACAGAACTGGTGCAAACGTAGAAAATGATTTTGCTATAACGCTTGATAGAGCTTTAGGTTCACCAACAACAGCCTTGACAGTATCCCACCAACCATCTTGAGCGGAAGCCCTCTGTAATCCTTGAGTTACATCAGGATGGTCTTCGCCAAGTGCCTCTTTTTCTATTGCATAATTTGATACATCTTGAGCATATTCACTAAACAGTCTGGCCTGTATATCTTCTTTAGATGGGAGTAAATTTTGAGAATATTGTTTTGATAAATCAATATTGCCGTAACCTAGGTTTTCTAAGTTTTCTAATTTATTAGAATACTGTGCTGAAGAAAGCGCTTCTTTAAATCCTATCCAACCTTTCTGAATATCAAGATCAGTTTGATCTAACCATGAATACTCATCCAAAGGTTTTAATTCACTAGCGGTAGGATTTGAGTAGTCCTCTTCCCACGGTTTAATTTCAGCAGACGCGGGTGTACTGTAATCCTCTTCCCAAGGCTTTAGCATTAAACCTTCTCCCAGCTTTGCTTATCATTTGGATTGCCACCCATGAATTTGTACCCATTCTTAATGGTACCAATCTTTAGGCCTTGTGCCTGTGGCGTGTAGATTAACTCTCTATCAGACAAGAACCCAAACTGTAGGTCGTCATCCTCACTCAACATAGACAGCATTATTTGCTTGGTGGCCTGTTCTGCTGCTAACATGTCCATACCTTGTGTTATAAAACCCTGATACACCTCATTAGCCTTTTGAACAAATAGTTTGTAATTGGCATCAGAATCAAACTCTCCATCAGCTTCTGGGTATCTTTCTTCGATAGCTGCGTTGATTGTGTTCATAATGCCCATTGGAGCGATGTTGCTGGTGTCCTCTGTAAAGACGCCTGTTTCTGGGTCGAAATACCCAATTACCGTGGTTCCGTCTTCCTTTTGGTATGTCTTAAACTGTTTGTTTACTGGCGAAGAAGATCTACTTGATATTTCTGTTAAAGCGTTTTGTAGAACAGCCAATGTATCGCCAGAGTATTGCTGCCCTTGATAGCCCACCGAAACCGTTGGCATTCCTAAATCTTTCTGCGCCATAGCATTGGCAATCTCAACCATCGTATTTTTGTTGTCGAGCGTTGCTTGATTTGTTGGTGAGAAGCTACTGCCTGCGCCTATTAAGCCCTTGTAATTCCTTGCTGCATCAGGGGTTGTTAGTGAGTTGTTTAAATACTCTCTCGCCCAATCAAATGCCCTTTGTTTCTTATCGTTATCAAGCCCCCTCCCAGTTAGAATAGCCATAGCATCCTCTATTTTAGTTGGATTGAGCTGCTCATTCTGTGCGTAAATCTGATTGGTCAGCTTTGTTTTAGCCCTCGTCGAGTCAAGACCAACCTTATCTTTCATCATCATTCGCTGAAAGTCTTGCTCATCGTTATAGGTATTAGCCCCTTGATTTATTGCTCCTAATAACGCGCTAAAAAAACTCATAATATTCTCCTAAAAAATGTCTGGTAATCCTGCGTAATTCTTTGGCACTGTTGGTGATCCTGTCATTGGCAGATAATAATTAGGATCAAGCTTATACGACATATCAACAATAGTAGGTGTCGTTGCTACTTTACCTTTACCTCCACCACTCATGGCATAAGCATTCAATGCTTGAGACAAAACCATCAACATTGAATTAGGCTTAAATGCGCTTTCTATCTCGCGTTTTGATACGTTGTTGTACCAATTCACAGCATTACCACCAATAATGCCTTGGCGCTGCATTACGTCCGCATTAGCGAACGCTTGGTCGCGCCTCATTATGTTTGGCGCAGCAACCTTAGCAAGCATACCCGCTTTGGTTTTAGCTCTTTGTGCAACATCAGCAATTGCTCCCGTTAACGCTTCGCTAAAAGCATTGTTCTTTACGCTGCCTTTAGCGCCGAATCTGTTCACGTCTTGGAAGTTTGTGGTGGAATCAATAGCGCTTATTGCTGGGGCTAATTTCTGCTCGATAATGTCAGACTGAGACTGCAACTCATTTGCTCCTTGATACTGTGTAAGGTTTTTACGCATAAGCTCATTAATCTTATCTTGCTCACCAGCTCTACGCTCATCGGCAAGCCTGATTTGATTTTGTCCTTTTTCCTCTGCATCTGCCTGCGCTTTGGCTTGCATCAGCATTGAGGCTAATAGTAATATCCAGTTCATAATATTATGTACTCCCTTTATTAATTCCCATAAAACGTATCAGAATAATAATCATCATTACTATTCATATAGTTGTTGTATCGCTGTCCGCGCTGCTTTCGTTTCCATTGGTCAAACATATTGTCCCAATTCTTAGAAACATTGATTTCTTTGGCGCGGTCATAATTAAGCTGCATATTGGTCAACGCCTGATTCACCGCATTGGTTTGGTCTAAGCCAGTTTGCACAGAGCTTACCAAGTTTTGCCGTGTTCGTTCATCACCAACTTTGAGTACATTCATAGAAGAGTCTGACAAGTCGTTAACTCTTTGGATGTTTTCGTTATAGTCTTCTAATTGTTTGCTTTTCTTATAAGCGCTTATCGAAGAGCCACCAAGACTGTTTCTTGCCAAGCCGAATGACAATTGCCTTTGCGCGTCTTCATAACTTCGATCAAGAGACGTTTTGTTTAAATCAAAAACATTCTGTCTATACTCCCCGTATTGTTGTTCTCTTTCCTCTGTGCCAAACAAAGCATTGACAGCTTCAATTCCTGATCGAATCTTTGCTTCCTTTGCTCGTTGGCGCTCTCTAGCTTCTTCTGCGCCACTATCACCACCAAAACACATAATATTACCTCTTAGTTAAAGTTATTAAAAAACACATTTCCAATCGTGGGGATGCCCATTCCATTGTAGAATTTCTCGCTGTTACCTATTTCAATACCTGAGCTTGAGCCAAACCAAAAGCCTTTTACGCCTCTGTCTTTTCCCCACTTTTTGGCCTTCTTAAATAATCGGTAAGCCTCTAATGAGCCTCTTTTCTCTGGTGTGACATAAAAACCACTTTCCATCAGCAGATCATCTTTACTGAAATATGGCGAATTAACATAAACACAGAACGCGCCGTTGTCTGACATAAAAATAACCTTGTTATCATCTTCAATAAAATCAACAAAATGCTTAACCGCACTCTCTGTGTCCCAATCAACATGCTTGCTAAACACACTTTCCTCGAATCCGTCCTTCATCCATGAGGCTAGTTGTGCAATATCGTTGTGTGTCGCCTCTTTAATCACAATACTCCCATTGGGTCAAAAACAATATTCACCAGATGCAATGACCAATCCGTTGTGTTGTTGTTGGTGAATTTGGGTGATACATGGGTTGCTATCAGTGGTAATGAAACCATCCCAGCGTCTCTAAAGTCGCCAGAAACATCTACAGAGTGTGTTGTTGTCTTATTCTCTGTACCCACTTTAAATTCAGCCGTACAATCGCCTACCTGCGCCAAGTCAAAACCATGTATTTGTTTTAGCGCTGTGTTTGCTTTAAAGTCTAAGTCTGAGAATTGCGCTATAACTTCATAATTCTGTGTGTCATCGGTAAACACATTTTTATTGGTTCGATAAATATTGTTACCACTCCTGAAAATAACATCATTTTTGTGCATGGTCATCTCGTCTATCGTGAAGTTGTACTCGTAATAAGACCAAGCCGAGAGTTTTGCTGTTTTGGAAAACGTGTAAATCCACACAATATCACCAACAACACACCAATACTGTCCATCGTAGTTGTTGTAAAGTGAGCTAATATTAGCATCATCAACTATTGCACTATCCACAGGCGAGCCAACGTCAAAATCAATCAGACTGTCGATGGTGTTTTGCACCGCAATTGAACGAAAGCCGCCGTCTGCTAAGAAATACACATCGCCCGACACATTGGCAACGGATTTATTGTTTTGTGCGCCAATATAAAGTGTGTGTTTTAGGCTACTAAGTTCTGGGTCAGGGTCAACACTCCATTCTTGTGTCACATTACCGTGCATCACAAGTAACGCACCTCTATAAGTGTGCAACGCTGTTACGTCGGTTTTCGCATCACTGTAGTTACCTGTGGCGATAAAGCCTGCGTTATTGATGGTATCCCATTCCCTTGGGTCATTTACCTCACAAAAACGAACAATATCGCCGTCCTTTGCATAGACCTTGCCAGCAGCGACTGTAAATATATCGGAATGTGGGCATAAAGATGTGAAAGAGCCAGACCCGCCATCCAGATAATGAAACTGGTCTTCCAGCACTGCTGAGTACGGTGAGAAGGCTGCATAATCCTCATGTGTTGATCCTGCCTGTAAGACGGTTTCTGCATAATCGATAATCACCTGAATACGAGCATCTATAGCAACAGTGTTGCTCATATACAAACTAAATCGAGTAAAATCGACAGCATCACTTATCCTGATGTCATATACGCCGTTGTCATCGGCAACGTGGTCAATATCACCAATTTTAAATCCTGAAACTGTTGTGGTAAGGTAATTGTATAAAGTTTGATTTTCTGGTGTTGTGTTAGTTGCGTATGCTGCACAAACGGCACTACAAGCCCCAGCCAAACCGTTATCGCCATAAATCGTAAGTGTCGAAGAACCAGCGCCAATCGTATTCCATTTTGCCGAGACAAAGATATAGCCACCAACAGTGTCAACATGATTAATTCCCACTATAGAGGCTGCTGAATAAGCAGGGTGTGTCAATTGATTCCACTGTAATTCGTTATTGTTAAAAAGTAATTCGTTGGGATAACTGGAAGGCTGTGCAAATTCTGAGAACACATTAATCTTGTTGTTGTAACTGAACATACCATGTGTGGTTGTTGTGAATGTACCTAGTTTTTCCGTTCCTGATCTTTTGGTAATCGTCTTACCCGTATTGACATACGCATTTTTAAGCGTCACTAAGCGGTTGGCAGACGACACATAAGATGGCTTTCTGACATCCATTCCTACTGACCAATTATTGATTGTTAATATTTTCATACTCTAAAGAACCTTTTATCTCCAAACGTGGCTGCTTGTTTCTTATTCAGTTGCGCTTTAAATTCCGCCTGTTCTATAGCGGACTCCATGCGGTAATGATTTTTTGCGTCAACCAACGCTAAAGTAAAAACAATCTCATCATCAATTGTCAGAACATCGCTGTCTTGGGTTAAAACCGATGGCTTTTGAAAATATTCAAAACGCACAACGTAAGCATTATCTGGTGTAGGACTGACCAAAATTTGCCCATTTCTAAAATCATATTTAGTTGGAATTGAACGATCAGTAATATTTTCATCCTGATAATCAACACCGTGTTTTAAAGGCTGGTATTTGCCGTTGTCATTAATAATCAGCATATCGATAATTCTGCGGTAATCACAATCCGTTGGCACATCGTACAAAACCGAGCCAGCAGCCAGCGTTTTATTGCTGGTCTTGCGCGTTTGCATATAGTCGTAATGGAAATACAACCGATTTTGCGCGTGTTCAATCATGGTGTCGATGAGCAATTTATTATTGTCATGACCTTGGGTATCGCTAAAGCCTATTCTAGCCAGTATTTCTTTGCGTACTTCTTGAAGCATTTTCATTATTATTTCCTTTTACTAATTGATTGCCCGAAATACAAGCCAACGACAGCCATTATTGCGTGCCCAAGCCACTCAGGTACAACTGTTCCCTCGAGTGTTATATATTCAGTCACAGTAGTTTTGAAATCAATGAAGGCGAATTGCCACCCAGATGTCACTTCAACTGGTACAACAGTAGGCATTCCTA